GTGAATCTTGTTCCTACATGGTGTACATGCATGCCACATGTTTTGTTCACCTTGCAATTATACTCATTAAGAATAAATAACACCTGTTGCAATTGCACAATCAATTGATCAAATGTAAGGTTACAAGGGCTTGTAATTTCAAAGCCTGTATAATTATGCCATGAACGAAAAGAGGAACGCCTAAGGCTTCCGTCTGTCTTAAATACCCATAATGGAAAAGCCCTGCCATTGGCATCAATCCAGTTGAGATTTTGCAACATAACTGCTTGTGATAGCCTGTTGCGTATTTCGTCAGCCTTATCAGTAGGGGCAAAGAATTCCAATTCTATTGCCATTGTACGACTGTTGTCAGTTACTTCTTGTGCTATTGTGCGGCTCATGCCGCCATCTATATTTGTGATCATTTCTTTTATTTGGTTTAGGTTAATTTGACGGTACATAGGTACCATCTATTCTACATATTGATAGGTAATAACGATAATGCAACTATATTTGTAAGAAAAAAGCCCCTAAAATATCCCCCTTAATATATCAAATAAATCTTAGAAATTTTACTTACTCATGTAAAAAATGCGGTACCCATGTAAAATACACATTACAAATGGGCAGGGGGGGCGGAGGGGGGGCTATATATTTATATTTATATATATTAACTGCCCCTAAAAAAAATTTACATCTCATAGAAGGGTTGCCCATACCTTAAGGTTACCTAATTATATATTCATAAGCTCGCTGTTGGCTCGCTCTTATCCAAGCTAGAATCAAGTATTCTACCGCTTGGTATTCTTAAGGTATAGATATATCCTATCTAAGCTGTCAAGCCTAAAATTAGGTATTGACATAAATATATTATATTCTAATTTGCAGAAATGACTGACAATGTTGTTAGAGAAGAACTAATGAAACAAATCTCAGAAGAGATTCAGAGGGTATCTGCCAGCAAGGAACTTAGTAAGGTAAAGAGTCTAAGTAGGCATGACCCCAAAAAAGTAGCTGAGGTACTGTATTTATTTAGTACAGGGACATCTCAAACTAAACTTGTAAAGAAGTACGGTCACTCTAGGCAAACCATTATTAGCATTATAACTGATTACGCAGATGTTCTGGGCAAGTTCAGGGAGCTAAGTGGTAAGATAGCGGCTCAGAACTACCTTAGCCTAAGTTCCCTTGAGGAGGATCTCATTGAGAAGGTTAGAGATAGAATGGATAATGACCCAGAAATGGAGGTTAACTTTCGAGATCTCAAGGAGCTATCAATAGCCAAGGCTAACGCTAGTAGAGAGGCTTTGACAGCTAGGGGTGAGACTACGAGCATTACAACCGATAGGAAGGTGTATACTCAAGAGGATTATGACAAAACGATTGAAGAAGCTAAGAAGAGGATCAAGATAGCAAAGGATGCTCAAGTAATAGAAAACGATGAATCATAATGCAATTTACAAATCATCCTATACTAAAGGCTCCAACTGACGAAGAGATTGTTCTGCTTGCTGAGAGTGACCCAAAAATACTAAGGGATCTTCACGAGGCTCACGAGGGAAGAATAAAGGCTAGTATAGAGGATCCGCTTAGGTACGGATTCAATTTGGACGGATGGGAGAGAATGAAGGACTCCCTTGAATCATACAATGAGTGCTTAACCCTTGGGGGTAATAGAAGCGGCAAGACTACTGGTTGTGCTAAGATATTAATGGAGTCCGTAATTAATAATACCGACGGTCATATAGTATGCTTCAGTCAAAACGCTGATACATCTGTTAAAGTACAACAAGCTGCTGTATGGTCTATGATGCCAAAAGAGTTCAGAAAGAAAACAAAAAGTATAGAGGGATATATAAATTATTCTATGCAAAATGGTTTTACTGGTAGTAGTTTTATTTTTCCAGATACTAGAACTAGGGTAGACTTTAAAACTTACACTCAGTTCAGTAATAACCAAACCATCTTAGAGGGATTTGAGTTCGGCTTCCCAAACCCAGAATATGTAAACATAGGTGCTTGGCTGGATGAATACCTTGGTGATGCATCATTAGTAAATACTTTGAGGTTTAGGTTAGCTACCAGAAACTCAAAGCTTATAGTAGGTTTTACACCTATTGATGGCTTTACCCCTTTTATAAGTGACTACCTAAAAAATGTAGAAACTACGGAGACAAGACCAGCTAAGCTGTTGAATAACAGGCAGTTACCAATTAAACAATACTCACCTGATCGTGATGCTGGTGTAGTGTATCTGCATACTGACGAAAACCCATTCGGTGGTTACGACCGTATTGCCAAGGACTTAGAGAATAGTAATGAGGACGATATACTTGTAAGAGCATATGGAGTACCAGTAAAATCAACAACAACGCTTCTTCCGCTTTTTAATACTGAAGTTAATGTACTTTCTGATGAACCCAACAAATACGATATGTCGTTTCCAGACATAAGTGAAAAGGATAAGTTCACCTGTTACATGGTAGTTGACCCAGCAGGCGCAAGGAACTATTCAGCTATATGGGCTGGTGTAGATGAAGATGGATCCGTATACATAAGAAAAGAGTTCCCTGATAAGGATAGTTACGGTGAGTGGGCTATTTTTGGGGAGCCCAAGTGGAGATACGGTCCAGCATCTAAGAAGTTGGGATTCGATGTTGAATCCTATGCCAATATGTTCAATGAAATAGAGGCTGATCTGGGTATTGATGTGTACGAAAGAATAGGTGACTCAAGATACTTTGCTAGGGAAGATGAAAATAATGATGACCTGTTTAGGTTATTTGAGCAAAGAGGAATGTACTTCCTTGCCAGCAATGGTACTATAGAAGATGTAGGCATCAATGCTCTTGACGAGTGGTTTAGCTACAATCCAAATTTACCAGTAGATAAAGCCAACTGCCCACAATGTTTCATACACAGAGAATGCGGAAATTTAATTGAGTCATTAATTAACTACGGAAGCAGGGGAAAATCAGACGAAGCTCTAAAGGACTTTTTTGACACTATAAGATATTTAAGAATGCATAACAGCGGAGATGGTCCAGATCACATTAAAAACGCAAGCTTACGATCTACCCTTAAAAGTAAAGGTGGTTACTAATGCCTAAAAAAAGATTGACAAAGTTAGCTGAGGAGTACAATTTGCCATTTGATCAAATTGTGGAAATAGCATCAAACAACTTAGAGGAATCCTCACTCAGCGGAAAAGGTAGAAATACTTGGGTTGATGAAACTGGTCAAGATGTGCTTGATTCAAGTATTCCAATAGAGGAGCCCAAGCCTAACAAATACAGGGGCAGGGTAAGGAACAAATGCCCAAACCCAAGGTTTATGATGGTTCATGTTAAGGAAAAAATGAGGGTAGTAAAAACAAAAATACCAAGAAAATTTTCTCATGTTGACTGGACTAACAGAATAGTAACCGTAGAAGAAGTAGAGGAAGATGAACTATATGAATTATTTGTTCCATCAGTTTATTGATCTAAATGATAAAATATTAAATAATGGAAACAAATAGCCTTTCAGAATCATTAACATATGTTGGAAAAGAACCAAATGTAGATCATTTGAGGACAGCGTATGAACAAACAGTTTTAGAACTTGAGCCTTATTTTGACCTTTGTCGTGATTCATATGACAACAGGCGTAATTACTGGGCTGGTAAAAGCCGTGACCACAGAAAGCACGGAGCTGATGCGTTCCCTTGGGAAGGTGCATCTGACATGGAGGCTCATGTTATTGACGAAAGGATAAGCAGGTTAGTTGCTTTATTTATGTCCTCAATGAGCAGAGCAAATGTAAGAGCATTTCCAGTTGAGGTTAGCGATATAGCTAGATCAAAAGTAGTTTCTAGTTTTTTAAAGTGGATGATATCTTCTGGGTATATTCCAAGGCTTAATAAAGAAATAGAACTAGGAGCTAACTATCTTCTAGAAAGAGGGTTATTAATTACTCATGTTGGGTGGCAGAGAGAAGACAGAAGGTTTTTGCAAGAATTAACCCTTGAACAAATAGCTAGTGTAAGCCCAGAAATATTGCAGTTAATCGAATCTGAAGTTGGCAACAATCAGGTTATAAATCTGCTAATGAGTTCTTTTGATGGATTAACAAAATCAAAGGCAAAAAAATCATTAAAAGAACTTAAGAAAAAAGGAAAAACAAAAATTCCAGTAATTAAAAGACAGATAAATTGTCCTGATGTAAGAACACTAGCTCCTGATTTTGATTTCTTTTTTCCATCATATGTTACAGATCCTCAAAGGGCACCTTATTGTTTCTGGAGGAACTATTACACTCCCCAAGAGCTAGAACAAAAAGTTATTACAGATGGTTGGGACGCTGATTTTGTATCAACAATGATAGAAAAATACAGGGGTGTTGATATCTCGGATATAGAGAAACGGCAAGAGGGCAATAGAAATAACTCAATATCTGATTACGGATATCAGGCTGAAGATTTAATTGAATTAATATATGGATACCAAAGGTTAATTGATCCAGATGATGGTTCAGAGGGAATTTACTATACAGTATTTCACAAGGACTTTAGTGGTGATAGTGACGCACCAGCATTTGCGGTATTTGAATTACTTAATGGTTACGAGGATTATCCTATAGTAGTAACAAAACTTTCCGAAGATTCAAAGCGTTTGTATGATACTACAACAGCACCAGATCTACTGCGAGGAATACAAAATCAAGTAAAAGTAGAGAGAGATTGTAGGGTGGACAGAAACAGTCTAGCTACCCTGCCTCCTATTATGCACCCTGTTGGTCAAGCACCAACTGATTATGGACCAGCTAGGTACATTCCATATCGAAGAAAAGGAGAAATAGATTTTGGACCTACTCCACCATTGCCGCAAGGTTCCATAGAAATAGAAAAAACTTTGCAGGATCAAGCTGATCGCTTGATGGGATTAGATGATAGTAGGATTAGCCAGTTAAAGAAGCAGTTCTTAGTAAATAAATTTTTAGAACACAATGCAGAGGTACTAAAATTAGCTTATCGTTGTTATCAACGATTTGGACCAGATAGCACATTCTTCAGAGTAACTGGATCACCAGATCCACAAATGTTTAATAAAGGAGATCCTAATGAGAACTTTGATATTATGATATCTTACGATGTACTTAACTCTGACCCAGAATCGCAAGAAGCTAAATTACAGCAAATTACAGCACTTACTCAACTTGACCGTAGCGGAAGAATTAATATTGATAATCTACTAACAGCTATGGCTAATGCTGTTGACCCAGTACTAGCTGATTCGATTCTACAGCCCGCACAAGATGCTCAGGAAGAAATAGTCAAGCAAGTTACTGATGATTTGTCTAAAATATATGCTGGAATTGAAATGCCAGCTCGTCCTAATGGTGCTCAGATTGCTATGGGAGTTATACAACAATATACTCAACAGCCAGATATCATGCAAAGAGCTGAACAAGACGAAGCATTTAGGGGAAGATTAGAAAAATATGCTGGACAATATACTTTCCAGTTGCAACAAACACAAAATGCTCAAATTGGTAAAGTTGGAACAGCACCTGCACAAATGGGTTCTATAAGTACCCAATCAATGTAACATATGACCCTACAAGAAGCACTAGACTCATTAAGTCATCACGAAAGTTTTGGTTTGTTTATGCAGACTATATCAGATTTAAGAGAGGAGTCCATTGAGGCTCTTCATGACGCTGATTCAAATAAAATTCAGCAAATAAGTGGTCAAATACTTAGCTATGACCAGATTTTACAAATGGCAGACTGGCGTTCATTACAGCGACGCTTTGGTTCTAATTTAAATTAAATTTGGACAGTATGCTATAATATACAAATCGCTATCGCTTGGCGTAAAAAGTGGATATTATGACAGATGAAATCAAAAGTGCGGTCGCTCAAGCACTTCAAGAAAACATGAGTGGTAATAACATGTCCCCTGAAGCATTTGCTAACAGGAGACTAAAACAACTTCAACCAGAAGTTTCAGAGGCTCAAGAGCCACAAGAAACGGAGGAAGAGGTTATCGACACAGTACAGGAAGAAGTGCCAGAAGAACCAGTTCAAGAGCCAGAGGCTGTTGAATCTGAGGAAGCTGATACAACTGAAAGTACTGATGAAGTTCTTTCACAGTACAACTTAGACGAAATGTCTGAGCAAGATTTAAAAGAACTTGCTGAAAAGCTTGGATCCAGAGCTGTTGCTCGTTTTGGGGAATTAACCGCAAAGCGTAAACAGGCTGAAGAAGAGCTTATGAGAATTAAGCAATCAATGCAACAAACCAATCCGTTAACTGTAAAGGAATCAATAAAAGATAATCCATACAGCAATTTAAATACGATTGAAGAGTTGCAGGAAAAAGCTGAAGAAATTAATAACATCGTAGAATGGGCTGAGGACACATTATTTAATTCTGATGGATACGGTCCAGATGATGTAGTAACTGAAGTAGAGGGCAAAGAAGTAACTAAAGCAGAAGTAAGAAATGCTTTAAAGAATGCCAGAAAGGGTAAAGCAAAATACTTACCTGATCAGTTAAATAAAATTAATAATATAGCCCAATCAAAAGAAGTTAAATCTCAGTTTCAGCAAAAAGCTACGGAAGAATTGCCTTGGCTTTCTGGGGAGGACAACGATGTTCGCCAAAGATACGAGGCAATGATTAATGATAAGCGTTTTCAAGATTTAGAAAACGAAGTATCACCAGACATATCAGCTCAACTACCATATATTATTGCTCATGCTGCAAATAGTATATATGGTCGAAGAACAATAGAAGATACAAAGTCTGGCGTAAAATTAAATCCGCCCTCAACTGGTGCAAATTCAGCACCTTCGTCTAATCGTGCTAAAAAAGGAGCTAAGGCTTTGGCTGATCTCAACAGTCGTTTTAAAGAATCAGGAGATAAAAATGATTTCATCAAACTCCGTACACTTCAACTCACAAAATAACCCATTAAATTATGGCTATTACAGATACATTCAATCCAGCGTTACAACCAGTAACGACTCAGGGTCCGAGTGCTTCTAATCGTGAGGACTTGACTGATGTCTTGACTATCCTCGCACCTGAAGAAACTCCAGCCCTTTCATCCGCTAACCGACAAGGAGCTAATGCTACTTTCGTTGAGTGGACCGTTGATTCCTTGTCTTCACCATCTACTGCTGGTGTAAGCGAAGGAGCAGATATAACCTCATTCACCGACCAGTTCGCAAGCCGTGCTCGTCTTGGTAACTATGTCCAGAAGTTCCGCAGGGACTTCATGGTATCCGATCTGCAAGAAGCAGTCGAATCCGTTGGACCAGCTAAAGTTGCTCAAGCAGAAGCTAAAGCTATCCGTGAACTTAAGCGTGACATTGAAGCAACTATACTTTCTGACAATGATCGTCAGGCTGAAAATGGTGCAGTTGCATACAAAATGCGTGGTCTTGGCGATTGGCTGGACTCAGCAGGTCCTTCAGATGTTCCTGCTGACTATCGTACTCCTGCCGCATCTATTGATGCAAATGGTAGCAGTATCACAGAGTCCCAGTTCAACACCGTTATTCGTTCGATTTATCGTGCAAATGGTGAAGCTAACAACCTTGTTCTTATTGCTGACACTAGCCTTCGTCGTCAAATTGCTGACTTCGCTCGCTTTGGTGTTGATGTTGCTAATGGAACAAATGCTGGCGTTCGTTCAGTTAACTACGATGGCAATAGCTCAACAATTAAGTTATCAGTAGAAGTTTACCAATCTGACTTTGGTATTGTTTCTATTATTAACATGAACCCAGAAACTAACCCAGAGACAGTTACTGGTGCTAGTGCTAATCACGATAGAGGTTATATGATTAACCCTGATTACTACGGCATTCACGAGCTAATCCCTATGGGTGCAAGTCGTCTACCTAACATGGGTGGTGGCGAGCGTGGTTTTGTTGACTGTGCATTGACACTTGGTGTTTATGCTCCAGCCGCACATGGTAAAATCTCATAATTAAATAGGAGGAAAATATTATGGCTATTCAACTTAAAAAAGTTTCTAATTTAGAAACACTCGCTCTTGGATTTAACTACGAAGGCAGTATTGACATCGCAAATGATGTTCCTACTGGTGGAGCAGTTGACATTCAGTTTAACTCAGCAGAACTTGCAGGAACAGTAGGAAAAGTGGCTCTGGTCGTTGACCAACATGTTCCTGCCGATAATAGTGGTTCAACTGATTACACAAGCTACAAAGTACAAGTAGGCGATACTGCAGACCCTAATGGTCAAATCGCTGATGTAGAGCTTTGCCCTGCAGGTACCGAAGCAGCAATAAACACAATCTTCACCAGCACAGGTGATGATGCTTTTGGAACTGTTGTTAGCAATGTAGGTGCTACATTTGTTTCATTAAATGAAACTGATGAAGCATTAGCTACTGCTGGTAAAGTTTCATTATTCTTCGAATATTATCCCACCGCAGGTGATAATTTTTCTGGATAATTAGCATTATTGTTTATACTATGGGGTGGTTGGGCTGATCTCAGCCACCCCTTTTTATATGAATATATTACACTTCAAAGACACAACTCCTGACGAAGGAGCCACAAATAAAGCAACTGCCGCATTTATTAATAAAGCAATTATTAATGAAGCTTCTACGCAGAAAAGCAGAGAAGATATAGCCAGAAAAGAAGCTAGGCAAAACATTGGGAGGACTCACCCAACACTTGGTAAGTGCGTTGCAAACATACCAGCAAGAGAATACTTTAGATTAGTAGAAAAATATGGAAAAGATGTAGTTCTATCTAAAGAATTTTTACAATATTTTAATAAAAAACATAGTGACCTTTCACCGAACAAGGCATGATATTAAGAAAAAACCAAGATTTATTTAACCTTGTAAGATCACTTGCTGGAGTAAATCAGTTTACATCTAACGAAGTAACTAGCTTGGTTAATTTTACAAACAGGCGTTTAACTACCGCTTACAATACTAGCCAAATGTGGACTAGATATATAGTTCCAAGTGAAGAAAGAAAAGTTTCATCTTTTATTATTTCTGGGATAACAGATAGCAATGAATACAATATTCCATATACAAAATATGGAGATTTTACACATACTGGCACTCAAATAAGTAATGTTTTTGTTCCAAATAATCAAAGTGCATCTTCACAAACAACAACAATATTTTACAAAAATTCATCTTCTAAGTGGGTTTGGGGTTTAGCTACTTATAGCAAAACAACAGCAGATGTAGTTACAATAGCTCCTAGCACCGTTTTTGCTACTCAACAAGACGCAGATGAATTTGAAAGCCCATCAAAAGTTCTTGACTGGGGTTTACTCTCAACAAGAACTGGAAACTTAGTTATAACTAATTCAAGCATTATTACTTATGACGAAACATTTGATGTATTAAGTTCTGGTACTACAAGAGTTTCTAAAACAAGTATAGCTGGTTTTATAAGAGTACATAGAAAACAGGCATTTTTAAATAACTCCAGCACGGAATATGATTTTTTTGTAGATGAAAATGGCGCAAATATTCTTAATAGTTCTATAACAAGTGGCACCGCATTTGTTACATATAAAAAACACATTATAGATACTTCAACGGGAGAAATAATTACATCTCTTGATATAAATGGATCTTCTGGTTCCCAACAAATACCACTTGAGTTTTTTAATTATACTGCTCATTCTGTTTTTGCTGACTTTTTAAGATTAGATGGTCAAACAGATAAAGCATTTGCGGAAGAGCAAATAGCACAAAACTTTTTAACAGAAGAGCTTGAAAAGGTTGATATAATAAATAACAGAAACTCGTTGAATCAAAAATTCTCAACATACATAAACACTTCATCACGATAATAAAATGGCAAACTCAAATGTAGTAAACTTATACCCTGTTCCCACAAAAGGGGTCAATGACCAAACACTTACTGTATCGAACAGCGTAGTCCAATTATCTTCTTTTGATGAACTAACACGGTACATTGTTTTAGATGTTCAAGTAGCGGATGTAAGGGTAACTTACGACGATTCTGCACCAACAGCCTCCAACGGACATATATTGTTTGCTGGTCGTTCTTATACTTGGGCTAAAGAAACAGCAGAAGCCGCTAAGTTCTTCAGAGACGGTAGTGCAGATGCTACAATTCATGCTTCTGAATTTACCCAGTAATGTCCTCAGAAATACTAGGCGGTGCACAGGATGTACTAAAAGGTAATCTAGGCGGTGCTTGGGATGTAAAGCATGGTTATGCTGATGCGTATACTGATTTAGGTATAGCTCGTAAATTTGGTGGAGCTGCGGCAGCTTATTCTCTTAGGGATATAGGAGCTATGAACGGACCAGTAGTTCGTGTTCGTAGAGAAAGCGACAATGCTGAAGCTGACTTTTCTGCATCAGGTGTTCCCTTTATAGCTGATTGGGTAAATAGGCAAACTGTAAAACCCCTAGATATTCAGGCGTTGAACTCTGGCGGTTCTGGTGTTCGTGATGGTGACTTCCAGATAGCAAGTGCGGCTTATTCCTTAAGAAGTCTAGGTACAAGGCAGGCTACAGTATCGGCAACAGGAGATACAATTACTGCCGCTGACGGCAAGTATGTAGTACAGGTTCGTCGCTCTAGGGACAACACCATTAAGTCCTTTACCGCTGATGAGGTATCAGATGGTACTCTAGTGAGCTTTGTAACAGAGCCAAGTACTGGGTGGAATACACAACCAACTTGGAATACTATAGCCCCATCAGGAACTATAAGGTCACAATCAAGTACCTCAAGCACTTCTACATTAACATTTTTTGCTTACGGAACAAGTCACACAATATCTGATAGCAGTAGACCAAGTCATATTCTTGTTAATGAAGGAGATGTTGTTGATATTAACTTAACAGTATCAAATATTCAAGGTGCTGCTAGTGTTGAAATAAGAGACGCTGGTACGGATACTGCACTTGCTAGTTCTTCAACTATAGCAAACGGAACTGTAGGTGCGTCCTTTACTGTTAATAGTAGCACAAGTGGCGGAGCGCACATTGTTTTTTCTTCCCTTGAGACTCCTTCAGATTTTAGCGATGGTACAATAACAATTAACTCAGTAACAGTAACTGGAAAGACTGGCTTTGTCCGCACTTGGTACGACCAAAGTGTAACTGACCAAGGTGGAGGTACAGCAACTGGTAATCACGCTATTCAGGCTACTGCCGCAGAACAACCCAAGATTGTAAGTTCTGGGGCTTTAATATTGCAGGACAGTAAGCCAACA